GTGTCATCGAAGGCTTGGTATGTCACAAACGACAACAACAAGATAGGTATTGTATCGGGGGTAGGACTACTACGCGACATATTAAATATGCGTGAGTGGTATACCAGTGGTGCAGAACCTGAGAAGTTTCCATCGGATGCAATCAAGTCACAACTTATTGCTATCGATGAGAATGGTCTGTGGTTGTATGAGGGTACGCCGTATCCCATCTGCTACGGGTTTGAGAAGGTTGCCTTTGGGCATGGTAAAGATTTCGCATTCGGTGCGTTAGCAATGGGGGCAAGTGCAGAACAAGCAGTGCTTGCTTGCAACCAATGTTCTTTACATTGTGGTAAAGGTGTGGAAGTTTTATCTTTATAAAGGAGAGAATAATGGGACGAAGAAAGTTGACCAAGTCAGATAGGATTACTGCCTATCTATTAGATAACCCTACTGCTGATGCAAAAGAAGTAGCAAAGCAGGTAGGTTGTTCAGTCGGGTATGCTCATACATTTACTGGCAGTTCAAAGAAGCGTAACACCGAGGGTGTTAAGGAGGTGGCGACTAAGAAGTCGCCTAGGTTTCGAAGCAACATCCTCTACACAGCAGAGCAAATCGTCAGTCAAGACAGAGAGCGTGAACACGGAGACGCAAGCAATAACTTCAAAACAATTAGTGGTCTCTGGTCTAGTTATCTTGGGTATTATATTCCTGTTGAGTCAGTTCCTGTAATGCTCATGTTACTGAAGGTTGCAAGAACGAGAGAGAATCCATCTAACATTGACAACTATGTTGACATGTGTGGGTACGCTTCGCTTGCAGCAGAGTATACAAACGATAACGAATAGGAGAAGGTATGGATATAGTTACCATTGACTTTGAGACTTACTACGACAGAGAGTTTTCGCTGTCCAAGATGACAACGGAAGCATACATTCGAGACGATAGGTTTGAGGTCATTGGTGTAGGCGTTAAGGTTAACGACCATCCTACCGATTGGTATAGTGGTAAAGATGTGGGTAAGTTTCTGACCTCGTTGGATTACTCTGACAAGGCGATACTTGCCCACAACTGTGCGTTCGATGGGGCAATACTATCGTGGCACTACGGAATCAAACCTAAGTTCTGGTTAGATACATTGTCTATGGCAAGACCATTCCACAACTCAACTGTGGGTGGTTCTCTTAAGGCCTTAGCAAATCACTATGGTATCGGCAAGAAAGGGGATGAGGTTGTTAACGCATTAGGTAAACGCAGGGCAGACTTCACACCAGAAGAACTTGACAGGTATGCTAGTTATTGTGTTAACGATGTAGACCTTACATATAAGTTATTCAAACTACTCAGTAAGAAGTTTCCTTCCTCTGAACTGTTGGTCATTGACCAGACGATGAGGATGTACACCGAACCAACTATCAAACTAGACAAGGAAGCACTAGAGATACACCTCGAACAAGTCAAAGCAAGTAAGCAGAAACTTATAGATGACTTGGCACTCAAGGGATTGAGTCAAGAGAAAGTAAAGAAGGCACTAATGTCTAATCAAATCTTTGCCAAACTACTACAGACTGTTGGTGTTGAACCACCGATGAAGGTTAGTGCTAGGACAGGCAAGGAAACATATGCGTTTGCTAAGACAGACAAAGCATTCACAAACTTGTTGGAGCATCCTAATCCTGCTGTGCAAAACTTAGTAGCAGCACGACTAGGAACAAAGTCTACAATCGAGGAGACTCGAACCGAGAACCTTATTAAGGTATCGGAGCGTGGTCGCCTACCTATTATGTTGAACTACTATGGTGCTCACACAGGTAGGTTTAGTGGTGGAGATAAACTAAACTTACAGAACTTGCCACGCAATGGTGCTATCCGTAAGGCATTGTCCGCCCCCGATGGTGAGACTTTGATTGCATGTGACTCGTCACAGATTGAAGCACGAATGGTTGCGTATGTAGCAGGACAACAAGATTTACTAGAAGCATTCCGCGAAGGGCGAGATGTGTATAGTGAGTTTGCCTCTGATGTATACGGAAAGAAAGTAACTAAGGACGACAAGGTTGAACGCTTTGTTGGTAAGACCTGCATACTAGGTCTAGGTTATGGCATGGGTCATGTCAAGTTTAGAAACACACTAGCACTGGGCATGGGTGGAATCTCTGTAGATATAGATGAACATGAAGCACAGCGTATTGTAAACTTATACAGAAGAAAGAACCACAAGATTGCTTCGTTCTGGAATAGATGCAACCACGCGTTGGGTGAAATGATTGCAGGTAGGTCGGGTCAACTTTGTGACATAGTTAGTTACGATGGTGACGGACTGATACTACCTAATGGTCTGCGTATATCTTACGCTGCGTTGCGTAGTGGGCAGGACGGATACGAATATATATCTGACGCACGGACATTCCGTAAGTTAGCACACAAGAGAGTGATGACTGGCGAGGATGTTAAGATAGACTGGACTAAGATATATGGTGGTAAAGTTACAGAGAACTTGGTACAAGCACTGGCGCGTATTGTTATTACAGAACAGATGGCTTCTGTTGGGCAACACTATCATGTAGCGTTTCAAGTACATGACGAGATAATCATCTCAGCCCGGGACGAAGACCTGACAAACGCACAAGAACTTGTTTACACAAAGATGTCGACTCCTCCATGCTGGGCTAAGGATTTACCAGTCGCTTGTGAGTTAGGTGTTGGCAAGAATTATGGAGAAGCAAAATGAATAAGAAAGAACGAACGCTTAAAGTTATTAAAGAACTTACTGATACAATCGCTCAGGTTAGTGATGATGAGATTGGTGACCTTGTAATGTTAGTCAAAGTAAAAGAGGACTACCTACGGTTCTCTACCAAGATAGATGACACAGTAGGTCTTGTCGGTTTCCTAGAAACTTTGAAGCATGACATATTAAAGAGAGCATCTGGTGGGTAGTCCTTTGGAAACTTGTGCTGTGTTTGTTGGTGGCAACCTAGTCACTGACGGCATGGTGAGTGAGGAAGAAGCGAAAGAGATTATGATTACATGGATACTGGAGACAGATGATGTCGATAGTATATGGGTTACAAACTATTTCACTGACCAGATACACACTATAAATAACGAGACAGGGAGGTGGGAAATCCATGACAAACAATAACCTTACACACTCTTATTCCTCTATCAAGATGTACGAGAACTGCCCTAGGCGGTACTACCATCAGCGTATAATGAAGGAAGTAAAGGATGAGGGAAGCGAAGCAACACGCTACGGGGAACGCATCCACGAAAGTCTGGAGCACAGACTAGTTAATAACAAACCACTGACTGACGAAACCAAAAGGTTCGAGGTTGTCTGCAATACTATAGAGAAGATGGCAGATGGTGGTGAACTACATGCAGAACGCCAGTTGTGCCTGAGTGAAAACCTTACACCAACAGGTTGGTGGGATGGTGACGCTTGGTTACGCAGCATACTCGATGTACTAATACTGCATGAGGATACCGCTATCGTAATAGACTGGAAGACTGGCAAGCGTAGACCAGACTTCACACAGTTAGAGTTGTTTGCTCTACAAGTATTCAAACATTTCCCTGAGATAAAGTCAGTGAAGTCATCGTTTGTATGGCTAAAAGATTTGAGTATGGACTCAGAAACTTATTACCATGACCAGACTAACTTGTTGTGGGCTGACATGCTTGCTCGTATAGAAAGAATACAGCAGTCAAAAGAGCATGAGAACTGGCCTGCAAAGCCTAGTGGGTTATGTAGATATTGTCCTGCCCAAAGTCTTTGCGAATATGCTAAGATATAATACTTGACATATTTGTAAGGATAACTATAATGGCTACTACACCTGAAGGAAAAATAAAAAACAAACTTGACAAGATGCTAAAGTCTGAGAAGGTCTGGTTCTATTCTCCTCAAGCAGGACCGTTTGGTCGTGCAGGTGTTCCCGATAGGGTCGCCATTCTAGAAGGGCAGTTTATTGGGATAGAGTGTAAGGCGGACAGGACTAAGAAGCCCACCGCCTTGCAACTCAAATGTATGAAGGAGATTGAAATGGCAGGTGGCAAATGTTTCGTAGTCTTTGATGATGAGACTATTGAAGAAGTAAGGAAGTATATAGATGGTAGTCGTTGAGCAGATAAAGGCATTAGCCCTTAATCTAAAGAATCCAAATAAGGTGTTGGACTGCATACCTACGGCCAAGAAGATGTCGTATAAGGGAGCAGAACTTGTTGTCACACCACATAAACTTGACGAAGTAAAGGTACTAAGAAACCTAGGTATCAAAGCACCTGCACCTATATTACACTACTACAAATGGTCTGGTAGATTTGAACCTTACGAACACCAGAAGATGACCGCCGCTTTCCTTACAATGAATAAGAAGGCGTTGGTACTTAACGAGATTGGTACAGGTAAGACACAGTCTGCACTATGGGCAGCTGACTATCTGATGAACATTGGTGCTGTTAAGAAGTGTCTTATCATATCACCACTGTCTACACTAGAGCGTGTATGGGGTGATGGTATATTTATGCAGTTCCCTCACCGTACATCAGTAACTTTACATGGTACTAGTGAGCGTAGAAAGAAACTACTCAAGACTGACAATGACTTCTACATCATTAACCATGATGGATTCCCTATCATCCTCGAAGAAGCACAGGATATGTTTGACCTTATCATCGTGGATGAAGCGGCAGTGTATCGTAACCCATCGACTAACCGATATAAGTTGTTCAAGAAGTTTATGGATAAGCATTCTAAAACACGTTTGTGGTTGATGACTGGTACACCTACACCTAATGCACCAACAGATGCTTGGGCGTTAGCAAAGTTAGCTGATAGTCAGAACTTGACAAAGACGTATACTGCGTTTAGAGAAACTGTTATGATGAAGATTGGTCAGTGGAAATGGATACCAAGACCTGAGTCGATAGAGATAGTTAAGTATATGTTACAACCTGCGGTTCGGTATACACGAGATGAGTGCTTTGACCTTCCCGATACTGTATTCCAAACACGCAAAGTTGAACTAACCAAACAACAGAAAGAACATTATCAAAAAATGTTAAGGCATTTTATCACAGAACTTTCTGTCGATGAGACTATCACTGCTGTTAATGAGGCAGTGAAGTTACAGAAGTTAATACAAATAAGTTGTGGTGTTGCATACGGAGATGATGGAAGCCACATCGAGTTAGATTGTAAACCGCGAGTTAACTTAGTCAAAGAAGTTATCGAAGAAGTAGGCGGTAAAGTAATTGTATTCGTGCCTCTTACAGGTACGTTGCATATGCTTGAGAGGGAACTCTCTAAGCAGTGGAGTGTTGGTGTAGTTAATGGTGGTGTTTCTGCTGCGAAGCGTAACGAGATATTCCATAACTTCCAACACGAGAAGGAACCTCATGTACTGATTGCTCACCCTGCAACAATGGCTCATGGGCTAACCCTAACATCGGCATCAACGGTGATTTGGTATGGGCCAATTACTAGCAACGAGCAGTATGTTCAAGCGAACGGACGTATAGAGAGGATTGGGAAGAAGCATGTATCAAACATCGTACACATAGAAGCAACTGAACTAGAGTACAAGATGTATGACAGGCTTAAAAATAAACAGAAACTACAAGGTCTGTTGCTTGACCTTATTCAAAATGAAACGGAGTAATGTATGACTGACTTAGCGTTAACTGTTGATACAGTTATAGATACATACCTCAAGCTTCGTAGGAAGAAAGAGGCTATAGAGTCTGAAACCAAAGAGAAAGTCAAAGGTATCAAAGACAATATGGCAAAGCTTGAGGGTTGGATTAAAGAACAAGCAGACAATCAAGGTGTGAAGTCATTTAAGACTGACCATGGTACTGCTTTTCTTACCACTACTGACTTCGCTCAAGTAGCAGACTGGGATGCAGTCCTTGGTTACATCAAGGAGAATGATGCATTCGATATGCTAGAGAAGCGTGTTAGTAAAACCGCAGTACGGGGTTATATCGAGAAGAATAAATCCGTGCCATCGGGCGTGAACTACGGCACTCGCATTGATGTGACTGTCCGTAAACCTGTAGCGAAAGCAGACGACTGATGATTGGTTCAAAGTTATCAATCAAAGGTTCTAACTTCCATGTAGTCACTGAGGCAGGTGACGCACAACTTACGGCAACAAGTTTAAATACTGTTATCGTTGGTGCTAATCCACACCTGTCAAAAGTCTGGTATGCAAGTGCCTATACAGAGGATAGAGAAACGTCGACACCCGATTGCTTTTCTTTGAATGGTCAAACACCGCATGAGAAAAGTGAGCTACAACAGAGTGACCTTTGTGCCTCGTGTCCCCAGAATGCATGGGGTTCTAGGGTCACACCAGAAGGACGCAAGGTAAAAGCTTGTGCAGACCAGAAGCGATTAGCACTGGTCATGGCAGATAAACCAGATGGCGACATCTATTTACTGCAAGTTACACCATCTTCATTGGGCAATCTTAATGCCTATCAGAAGACTTTAATGGCTAGAGGTATCGCACCTGATATTGCAATCACAACAATATCTTTCGATACATCTGTGTCATTCCCCAAACTGAAGTTCAGCTTTGGTGGTTTCAATGCAGACAAGACACAACGTGTTGTCGATAAGTTGATTGGGTCTGACGACGTTAAGGTAATTACAGGTGAGATAAGTGTAGCACCTAAACAACCTACTGCTTCTGACTTTGGCTTTGCAGAGGAAGTAGGATTTAATCAAACCGAGAATGAACTAGGAGGTTCTAATGGCCAATAAAACATTTACAACACCAAAGGGTACAGCGTACTACCCATACATCTCTGCACCAGACACTAAGTTTGACGAGCAGGGACACTACAAAGTAAACCTATGTCTACCTAAAGACGAAGCGAAACCTGTGACTGACCTTATCAAGGCTGAGTTACTAGCAGGTATCAAAGCACTTACTGACTCAGGTAAGACAGTTAAGAAACAAGCACCACTTCCTTTCGAGGATGAGATTGATGACGAAACTGGTGAACCTACTGGTAATGTAATCATCAAGTTCAAATCTAAGGCAGCTTACAAACCTGCTGTGTTTGATGCTAAGGGTCAGATGATGCCTAAGCACAACATCTATGGTGGGTCTGTACTGAAAGTAAACGGTGCTGCTTCATTCTATATGTCACCTTCCATTGGTGCAGGTATCACTCTACGTCTACGAGCAGTTCAAGTAATTGAATATGTAGAAGGCTCAAGCGGTGCAGGTAAGTTCGGCTTTGGCGAGGAAGTAGGTTTCACTATGGATGACGGCAGTGATGTCGAGCATGTTGAGGAAGCATCGGTCAACATCCAAGAAGAAGTTGTCACAAGTAAACCTGCCCCTGCAGCAGCTCCAGTAGAGGAAGCACCAGTTGTTGAGGAAGCTCCTAAGCCTAAGAAAGTAGCAGAAGAACCTAAGGCGGCACCAGTTGCTGACGCAGGTGCTGACGACTTGGCAGCGGAGATTGCTAAACTTGTAGGAGACTTTGCTGATGACTAATCCTTCGCCTCTAGACTTTAAAAAAGTTGAGGCCTTAAGGAAGCATATGTTACTAACTACTAGTAACATGGCAGAGTTGTTGGAAGTATCTCGTATGACCTACTATGGATGGGTCAAGGGCAAACCTTTGCGTAAGAAAAATGACGAGAAGGTGCGAGAGACTTTGCGTAAACTACTGTTAATACTGCAAGACGGATGGCCTGCACCAGAAGTCATAGCGTTAGAACAGAAGCTACGCTTCCAAAGGCTTCTTGAAATTTTATATAACAACGAGTAAACTAGGTAACGGGGGAGAGGATGAATAGTACGACATACTGGTCTCGCCTTTCCCCCACTAGTTAACGAAGGTGGGGCAATATGAATACGTTGGAGTTTCTTCAGCGAGTCCTACCGGAGCAAGGATTCTATGTAACCACGGTAATTAATCCTGATGGTAGGCAACAAGGCTTCTTTGACACGGTAGAAGAACTCGCTAAAACATGTACGAGATTAGATAAAACAAATAACAATACTTACTTTGCAATCTCGGCATACAAAGAAAAAGGTAATAGAAAACAAGATAATGTAAGAGCAACTAAGGTCGTTGCTATTGATGTGGACTGTGGTGAAGGTAAGCCATACCCGTCATGGAAAGAAGGCCTTATCGCTTTAGGTAAGTTCACTAATGAATTGGATTTACCAAAGCCTATGATTATCCATTCTGGTAACGGGCTGCATGTCTACTGGGTACTAGAAGAAGAATTAGAACCACAAGAATGGAAGCCTCTAGCCGAAGCTATGAAGCAGGCGGCTATCGCAAAAAAGTTCGAAATCGATGCAGGACTAACTGCTAATAGTGCGTTAGTGTTGCGACCTGTAGGCACACGCAACCCAAAGAATGGCAACACTGTGAAGTTGTTGGTGGATGCTGAGCCTGTCAAAATTCTGACACTGAAGGAAAGGCTAAGTTATTACTACAAGGCCCCGGTACCAGAACGTCAGACTCGTGAGAACACATTGCTAGATAACCTAGCAGTCAAAAAAGATTTCCCTCCTGCTGTAGGTTCAGTCGTTGCAAGTAAATGTAAACAGATTGAATGGGCTATTGATAACCAAGATGAAGTAGACGAGCCATTATGGTATGACCTAATCGGCGTGGCTGCACATTGTGTAGACCCAGAGAACACAGCATTAGAATGGAGTAAGGGACATCCTAAGTTTAGTGAGCGTGATACTCTAAGCAAACTAAACCATTGGAAGGATGCAACAACTGGGCCAACAACCTGCAGCAAGTTTGAGATTGATAGACCGAACGGTTGCCGGGGTTGTAAATACAAAGGCAAGATAGGTTCACCTGCTAGACTAGGTGTTCAATACCAAGAAGTAGCTGTGTCACACGAAGCACCTGATACAACTGCTAATACAATACCTATCCCTAAACCATTCAAGCGTACCAAAGATGGCATCAAAGTAACTATCGACGATACAGATATAGATGTATGTAAGTTTGATATATACCCTGTCGCCTATGGTATGGATGAATCACTAGGGTATGAAACAGTTAGATACCACTGGTATAGAACTCATGTTGGATGGACTGAGTTAGTTCTAAGACAAGCATACCTGACTGAAGGCAGCAGAGAGTTTGCTACAGCTATAGCAGACCAAGGAATAGTACTATATAACAAAAGACAAACGGAGTATTTTCAGCTTATGTTAAGAACATATATGGATGAGCTGAGACAAATCCGTAGGATGACTAACCTGTATTCCACTATGGGTTGGAAAGAAAACAACACGGCATTTGTCTTAGGTAACACCCTTATCAGACGAGATGCTAACGGTGTTGTGAGTGAAGAACAGATTAACCTTGCGTCTGGAATACAGAAACAAGGTGGCGACTTATACAATTTAAAAGGTTCAGTAGAACAATGGTCTGCATTGACAGGCATCCTAGAGAAAGGACACTTACATACACATATGTTTGTGTTAGGTGTTGCACTATCAGCACCACTCTATAACTTCACTGGGCTTAAAGGTTTGACTGTGTCTCTCTACGGCCCCACAGGCGGTGGTAAAACACTCGCTCAGTATTGGGCACAGTCAATTTATGGTAATCCAGACAAGCTACATTTCGCTGCGAAGTACACGCAGAACAGTTTGTTTACTAGATTAGGTACATACGCAAACCTACCTCTGACTATCGACGAGGTAACTATGATGAACGATAAGGAAGTCGGTGACTTCTGTTATTGGGTATCACAGGGTAGGGATAAGGCAAGACTTAATCGTAACGCAGAGGAGCGTGATGCTAAGACATGGGCAACACCAGTCATAGTATCTACCAACAAGTCTCTACAAAGTAAACTGATAGCGTCAGGATTAGACACGGATGCACAGATGGCACGACTGTTAGAAATCACAGTGCCTGCTTCACCAATATTCACTAGGGATACTGATGTTGGTAGGAAGATATATGAGTGTGTCCACAATAACTATGGACACGTTGGTCGTGTGTTCATTAAGAAACTAGCGGAGATGGGTGAAGAAGGTATCCAAGCTGCAATAGCAGAAGCATCTCATTCATTCCGTAAAAAGTACAAGGCTAACTTCTCTGGACAGGAACGCTACTGGGAGCAAGCAATAGTACTTGCAGACCTTGCTATGTCGCTCGCTAAGGGATGGGGTTTAATCAGTTTTGATTACCACGTTGCTACTGAGTGGGTACTGTCACAGATTGGTGCTATCCGTAGAACCGTACAAGAGAACCAAGTTGATTCGTTTGACTTGATTGCTGAGTACATGGCAGACAGTGCTGATGCACAAGTAACAGTTATGCATACCTCTGGACAGGCACCACAACCTGACTTCAGTCGTATGCCTCGTAATGACATTCGTGTACGTCTTGATGTGTATCGTAAGTCAGCAGCAGACCCATTCGATAAAGGTACTATGATGATTGACCGTACTCACTTCCGTAAATGGTTGTCAGTACGCGGAGCTGATTACAAGACACTCAAGCAGGAACTTGCTGACGAGAATGCAGTTGCTACTCCTAAGTCAGAGAAAGCATCAATGGGTAAAGATACACCAGTTAAA